CACTATTGTAGATGCTGGTAAAGAGCTAGGATATTCTGGTAAGGATTGGAATCCTTTACTAGATAAAACTAATAGAGTAAAAATAGGTACTTATGACCTTGCTACTTTATTAGAACCTGTAAGACAAACAACTGTATCAAATTCAGTTGTTGCTTCTATTCCTACAAATGCTGCACAAATGCAGTCAATCGTAAATGATGAAAAAACATATGCAAAAGCAGACTCAACATTCATTGCATGGGGTGCTTATCATGACATCGTTAAAATAATCAAATCGGATATGTTTTATCCTACATACATCAGTGGTCTTTCTGGCAATGGTAAGACTTTCATGGTTGAGCAGGCTTGTGCTAAAGTCGGCAAAGAATTCATAAGAGTTCAAATCAATCCTGAAACTGATGAAGATGACTTATTGGGTGGATTCAGACTTATTAATGGTGAAACCGTATTCTCAAAAGGTCCAGTTCTTAAAGCTATGGAAAATGGCGCAATCCTTTTATTGGATGAAATCGATAGAGCTACAAATAAAATTATGTGCTTACAAGGAATCCTCGAAGGCAAACCTGTTCTGGTTAAAAAGACTGGAGAAGTTATTGAGCCTGCTAATGGATTTAATGTTATAGCAACTGCTAATACAAAAGGTAAAGGCTCTGACGATGGAAGATTTACCGCAGCTTCAATTATTGATGATGCTTTCTTAGAAAGATTTACAATATCAGTTGACCAAAAGTTTCCTGGTGTAGGTATCGAAAAGAAAATTGTAATCAAGCACATGGAAAAATTCAACTATGTTGATGAAGACTTTGCAGAAAAGCTTGTACTTTGGGCTGACATTATCAGAAAAACATTTTATGATGATGGTGTTGATGAAGTTATTTCAACAAGAAGGCTTTGCCACATTGTTCAAACTTTCTCAATCTTTCAAAAAAGAGATAAAGCAATTGACTTATGTATCTCAAGATTTGATGATGATACAAAAGATGCATTCCTTGATTTATACAGTAAAGTAGATGCTGATGAATACAACCCTGAAATAAGTGAGGATGAAAGTGTTTAAAAAGAATAATAAAATAAACTATAAGTTTAATGAAGGAGCTCTTATTGAAGAGCTCCAAGCTTATATTGATGTAACTTATGATGGTCACTATTCAAAGAATAGATTTCAATCCACTGAGTTTATCTCAGATTGTGGACATGGAATTGGATTTGCAATAGGTAACATTCTTAAGTACGCTCAACGCTATGGTAAAAAAGGTATACCTTCTGACCATAGAAAAGACTTACAAAAAGTTTTACATTACGCTATTATTGCTTTAAACGAGCATGATAAAGCAAATGAAAAATAACTGTGTACTTTTACTTGAATACATGGTATAATAATACATTATGGAGAAAATAATGAATCTATCAAATGACACCTTGAACGTGTTAAAAAACTTCTCAACAATTAATCCTAACTTAGTTTTTAAGCCAGGACAAAAACTTAAGACAATCTCAGAGTCTAAAACAATTCTTGCATCAGCAACTATTGTAGAAGACTTTCCAAAAGAATTTGGAATCTATGATTTAAACGAATTCTTATCTGTGCTAAGTCTTATAGATAATCCAACATTGGTCTTTGAAGACAAAGCAGTATTAATAACAGGTAGTGGTCAAAAGATTAGATATTTCTTTTCAGAAAGTGATATACTTACCACTCCTCAAAAAGACATTCAGATGCCTGACCCAGAAGTAGGAGTCAATATCGAAGAAGATAAACTAAATCAGATTCGTAAAGCTGCTGCAGTACTAGGTCACACTGAATTGGCAATCACAGGTAGCAATGGAGTTATAACAGCCTCTGTATTAGATACAAGAGACTCAACTTCAAACCTATTTGAGATTGACCTTGATAAAGATAACTCATGTAAAAATGAGTTCAACTTCGTGGTAAGTATTCCTAACCTGAAGTTATTGCCAGGCGATTACTTTGTTAGCATCAGCTCAAAGCTAATCTCTAACTGGACTAACAGTAACTATCCGGTGGATTATTTTATCGCTCTTGAGAAAAACTCAAGCTACGATGTATAAATATATTGTAGGAATGGAAGATGCCGCATGGGGTGGGTCTTCTTATTTTCGTAACTATGCATAGGAGAAAATTATGTCAGAAGAAGTAAATAACGTTGAAACTGAAGCTGAAGAAAGCGTCCAGTTAAGTCTACAAGACATCGCTACAATGGTACAAATAATTGATATTTGTTCTAAAAGAGGTGGATTTGAAGGCCCGGAGCTTGAAGCAGTTGGCGGTTTAAGAAACAGAACAGTTAAGTTTCTTAACGCAGCTTCTAAAAACGGTGAAACACCAGAAGGTCAAGTACCAGAGGTCGAAGCTATTGAAGAAGATTCAGCGGAAGGTTAATACACGAGGGGTGAAAGTCCCCTCAAATTTATTATAGGATATATTATGAACAATACTGAAAAAGCCAATTTGCTCGAGGCTTTACAAAAAGGGCAAGTCACAGTCACATTTACAAAATTAGATACAGGCGATATAAGAGTTATGCCTTGTACTCTAAATCCAGAAATGCTTAAAGCAAATGGTGTTAAAACAGAAATCAACTACTCATCTAATTCAATGGAGGCATTTCCAGTTTGGTCGTTAGATAAAAACGCATGGAGGTCTTTTAGGTTAGATACAGTTGAAGGCTGGGAGGTACTCTAATGCAAGAATTTCTATGGGTTGAAAAATATAGACCAAAGAAAGTACAGGATTGTATTCTGTCAACAGACCTTAAAAGGGTTTTCGAAAACATTCTAAAAAAAGGTGAACTTCAAAATATGATGTTTACAGGTACAGCAGGTACAGGTAAAACAACAGTTGCAAGAGCCTTATGTAATGAACTTGATTTAGATTACATTATTATAAATGGTTCTGAAGAGTCAGGTATCGATACACTTAGAAACAAAATCAAACAATTCGCTTCGTCAGTTTCCTTATCAGGCGGCTACAAAGTCGTCATTCTAGACGAAGCGGATTACCTTAATCCGCAATCCACACAACCAGCTTTGCGTGGGTTTATTGAAGAGTTTAGTAATAATTGTAGGTTTATTCTTACATGTAACTTTAAGAATCGAATCATAGAACCATTACATTCTAGAACAAGTGTAATTGAATTTGCTATGCCAAAGAAAGAAAGAGATGCTTTGGCTGGTCAATTTATGCAAATGATTCAGCAAATACTTGCAGTTGAAAGTATTAATTCAGACCCAGCAGTTCTTGCTGAATTGATTATTAAATACTTTCCAGACTTTCGTAGAACACTAAATGAATTACAAAGATATTCTAACTTTGGTAAAATCGATAGTGGGATATTAGTTAACGTAAGTGATGTAAGTTTCGATAGTCTTATGCAAGCTCTTAAAATAAAAGACTTTAAGAAAATGAGACAATGGGTTGCTGATAATATTGATACAGAACCAGCAGCAATGTTTCGTAAGTTATATGATAATATGAATGATTTTGTAGAGCCACAATCAATACCACAACTTGTTTTGATTCTGGCTGATTATCAATATAAAAATAGTTTTGTTGCAGACCATGAATTGAATATGGTTGCATGTTTAACTGAAGTAATGGCAGGAGTAAAATTTAAATGAAGACATTTAACAACATACCATTTGGTGGTAAAATAATAGAAGAAGAAACAACACCAAATAACTGGGACATCGTAACAGTTCACTATGAAGGATTTGAAGAAAAGAAGTATAGAGCTGTAAAGTATAATGCTCAAAAGGTTATCATATCTGAAAGAACCTTTAATACAAAAGAAATGGCAGAAGCTTATATTGCACAACAATCATGAATCCTTTTGAATATTTAAAAGCAATCAACGAAACCAAAAAGGATATAATGGTTGATGATGTTGCAGAGAAACAATACAATCCGTTTATAATTAATCGTGGATTATCTTTCTTTAAAGATACAATATTGTACGCAAATGAAATGAATAGACATCACCACCTAGACCATCGTGTTCAATTTGATTTTTTTATAAATATAATAAGAAAGAAGAAAAGATGGTCGAAATGGATTAAGACAAGTGAAGTCGACAATCTTGAACTCATCAAAGAGTATTATGGGTATAGTAATGAAAAGGCTAAATCTGTATTATCATTATTGAGTAATGAACAAATTGAACAATTGAAACAAAGGATTTATAAAGGTGGAAAACGATAACATACAAATAACAGATTGGACTCCAAGCAGTATGCTTGAAGTTACTCTTAACGAACCAGATGATTTCTTAAAAATAAGAGAAACATTAACGAGAATCGGCGTAGCTTCTCGTAAAGACCAAAAACTATACCAGTCTTGTCATATATTACATAAGCAAGGCAGATACTTTATTACGCATTTCAAAGAGCTCTTTTTATTAGATGGAAAGCCATCTAATTTATTAGAAAACGATGTACAACGTAGAAATACAATAGCAACTTTACTAGCAGATTGGGGACTCGTAACAATAGTCAATCCTAGTCTTGCAAAAGAGATTGCTCCTTTAAGACAAATTAAGGTGATTCCCTTTAAGGAAAAATCTCAGTGGGAGCTCTGTCCAAAATATAATATAGGAAACACTCAAAAGCAGGAATGACAGGAAAAGAACAAACTAAAACACTTAAAAGATTAAACTTAATACCAAGAAACAGAATGATAGACGAGCAAATAACATTACTTAAGTATATGTACATATTTGTATCAGGAATTATTTTAGGTATTATCACACAAATTAT